TAAACTGTTAGAATCAGTATGTGAGCAATTAAAGCACACAGCCAGCAGTTTACATTATTTGCATCGTATGAATCTAATGTTAGACCATAGAATTAAAATTTTAGAGGAACGTAGACATGCCCATTCATAAAGTAACAAAGAATGGTAAGACTGGTTATCAATACGGCACACATGGTACTGTATATACCTCCAGGGCCAAGGCAGTAAAACAAGCACAAGCCATACACGCTTCGGGTTTTAAAGAACCCGCTAAAAAGAAAACAAAATGAAAATTCGTAAAGAACAACCAACACAAAAAGTCAAGACCAATGAAGGTGCTCGTAAATTACCACAACCAGTGTTTACTGGTTTAAGAAATACATCTGGCGGACCAGCAGGTGGATTTACTACAGGTATAACTTCAAATAGAACAACAGGGAAATACTAATGGCCTATCAAAGACCCGATACCTATCCCAACGGTGAACCAATCCCTAAGGATCTTCCACCGGCTTATCAACCAGCATCAAATCCAGATGTTCCAGATAGACAGAGATGTTCAAACTGCGGACATCTCAATCCCAAAACTATGGAATGCCGACGATTCAACAATGCAGTGGTTCGTGCGGCATACTGGTGTAAAAAATGGGAACCAATGAGTAACCGAGGAAACTAATATGGGATATGCTCCAATGAAACAAGGCAAGATGCCAAAACCAAAACCACCAAAAAAAAGGAAATGAGATGGGCGATAGAAAAGATGTAGCAAAAGAGGTTAAAAAATTATGGGCCAGTAATGTCAGTGCTTATATAATGACATTGGGTATGCACCAAAACGTTCGTGGACATAAATTTTACGAAGAAAAGTTGATGTGGAAAGAAATCTACAAATATCTACAAAAACAAAATTCTAAATTAGGTAATGTTATTTCTTGGTTGGATCAAATAGTTCCAGCATCAATTGAACGCATACAAGAAGAAACATTAGTTAAAGATTTAACAGAAGTTCCAGACTATGTTGATATGGGCAAGGCAGGCTATGAAGCACTTAAAGAATGTCGAGGCCAAGCAGAGAAAATCCACGAAATGTGTGATGAACTTAAATGGCCTGGCATATGTTCTGTAATGGGCGATTATTGTATGAATTTAGACAAGTATATGTTTTGGTGTGAAGCAACCACTGTGGTAGTTGATACCAAAGATGAAGGTGATGATAAGACTGATGCTGAAGGTAATAAAAATCCTAATTGGAAACCAGAACCGCTTTAAAAGATAAGGATTTATAGATATGACATTTGGACACGCCCAAACTTGGGTTAGTAAAGCAGTAACAGATAAATTCTGGGTAGTGGACCGTGCTATGTTTGCATTGAGTCCATACTTGACCTGGGATGAAGCAGAAAAGATCGGTATGGAACTTGAGAATATGGCCCGCAGTAAGCACGAGGGTAATTTTAGTTCAGACGATGCTTTTAATTTTATAGCACAGATGATTGGCGGCGAACGTTATCAAGCAGTGACTATGATGTGGATTATGGACCAGCAAAATGCCATTACCTCTCTATATTCCCCAGAACAATTACGTCCAGCCTGGGTACATAAGATCACTATGACAGAGGGCACTCCAGATGAGATAGCCCGCAACCCAGACAATTATATAGAAATACAAACAACCAAAGACGAATTTAAGTGAGTACTGAGTTTGATGAGCAATATTATGCACTACAGTTACAACTACTAAAGTGGCAACAATATGTTAGAGAAATTGGATCCAGACACGTTATCCTCGTTGAAGGTAGAGATGCCGCGGGTAAATCAGGCGCAGTCAAACGATTTATGGAAAACCTCAACCCCAGAGCAAGTCGCTTGGTTGCTTTGCCTAAACCCACAGAAGAAGATCAACGTTCTTGGTTTTGGACAAGATACATTAACCAATTGCCCAAAACAGGTGAAATCGTGTTTTTTGACAGATCCTGGTACAATAGGGCACTCATTGAACCCGTTATGGGATTCTGTACAAGACAAGAAACAGACGACTTTTACAGGGAATGCCCCCAACTAGAAAAAATGTGGACAAGATCCGGTATACAAATTATCAAGTTTTATTTCTCTATCACCAAAGAAGAACAACAGAAAAGATTTACAGAACGTGAAACCAATCCACTTAAATTGGGTAAACTCAGTGAAGTGGACAAGGCCAGTCAAGCCCTGTGGAATGAATATACTCGTGCCAAAAACAATATGTTTGCCCAGACCAATCTTAAGGTATGTCCTTGGATCATAGTAGATGGTAATGACAAGCGACTAGCCCGTCTTAATGCCATGCGTTATATTCTACTACAAAATGATTTCCCTGGTAGAGACTTGGACTTGATTGGCGAGATAGATGATAGTATTATTAAAGAACCCAAATAAGGAATAAAGATATGCCTAGTATAAACAAAGATGGAAAACCCAGAGCAGTCAGAGGTACTAAACCTCCTAGGGATCCAAATAAACCTTATAAAGCCATAGCACGTAATCTAGCACGTGACCTAGTTATGGATATGAATGCTCGTATGATTACACAGTATGATGCTAGAACTATTGTTCGTCTTATGGAACCCTGGGATAACTTTGGATTTATTATGCCCCGTGAATTAACCAAAGAATTCCTAGTAAACTATACCCTTCAAGAAATGAACTATGATGATATGATGGGAGATCCAGAATTAGCCGCTGAAGTTTTAGTATATCGCAGTTATGATGCTGTTATGGTTAAGAATGTAGTATATAAACCCAAATTGGTATTAGACCTATGAGCACTTGGGACAGACCCGGTTGGGCATATTTGGAACGAGATGAAGTTTGGTACCGAGAAATATCCACAGAAACTTTGGATCAGGGTGGTGCTGAATATGATTTTAATAAAAAGGGCTATTGGATAAACTTATCCAGTCCTCTAGCCGAAGAATTGGACAGTAAAAACTGCCGTTTCTTAACCTCTTGGACACAGGCCAAATATTGACATTTTGTTGTAATAATACAACATCTTGTTTTACCAAAATATATTGACTAAAATCATTGCTGGCACTATACTATATACATAGTAAGGAAATAGGTCCAAACTATAACACACAGAAAGAGAGCAGGTTATGTCAAATAAAGAAATTGCAATTAAATGGGCTAAAGCAGTAGTAAAATATCAAGATAAGTTGGTTTATGCTGATAAGTTTTTTGATCCATTTAACGATAATATGCGTATGGTTATTATTCGGCAATTGGCCAAAGAAGGTATTGTGGCTTGGTGGGATTGTAAAGAAGGTGCTTTTATCTTTAAAGAAGATGATCCTAGATTCCATATGGAAACTGATGAAACTCACGCCGCAGGTGTTTGGGTTGGAGGCACCGAAGATGCTCCAGAAATTACCATATTGCCCACATTAGAATTGGCATAATATGAAACAAGATTCCGAAATCCGTAGTTATATCCAGGGCTCACCCTTTGGAGGTTTTACCGATAGACTTCTCACAAAACTGATGTTATAATATGTATATGTTAAACAAAGTAAGAAAGGTAGCAAAATGATTTATCTCTTATTAAAACACAATCTCATCCCAAACTTTGCTTATAAGTTTGCTTTAAGATTTACAAACTTTGAACAAAGAATGGGTTTAATGTCTATAAATGTAAAAAAGGCCGCAGAATGAGAGTCAAAGTCCATTATGATATTGTTGATGCCGCAGAAGATATCGTCTCATCCAACTACCATATTTGTAGCATTAAAAACAAATATTTTTTAGATGAAGAATATGATATGATCAGCGACAGAGCAGAAGATCTATTACGCATTAAAGTTATTGGTAATCGTGTGGGTCTTGATGTGTTTATTACTAATATAGAAGAGGCCGCAGAATGAACAAACAAGAAATTGAACAAAAATTACCAGAAGTAAAAGATACAGACCCTTGTTGGGAGTATCGCGAGGACATGAAAGATTATGGTGGCGCTTGTAAGGGCGGTAAACCCGGTGATGAATGTCCGGCTTGTGGTAAGATATATACTTAATAATTTTGTAGTAGAAGTACCGTAGTTTAATTTTAATCACACACAGAAAAGGAAGTAAAATGAAAAAGACTTTATTAGCAGTATTAGCAGTAGCCACAGTCCTAATTTATACACAAGCCCAGGCTGTTAATTGTTATAATCAATGGGTTCCGGGACCAAATGGTGGCCCAGGCTATTATGTAACTGTTTGTCGTTAAATTAAAACACTAGCCTAGACTTGGACGTCCCCGGCTAGTGTTTTGGCCCCTGGTTTATTTCCATTTACCGGGGGTTTTTATTAAAAGCCTATCCTGGTAAACGCAATTATTAGAGACCCAGGTTCGTTTAACCACCTTAACCGGTGGTTTTTTTTCCTTTGCTTAAATAACATTATGGAAGAAAAACAATCTGTAGAAATCTTAGAACCACGCAAATTCGGTGGTGCTCAACCTGGTGCTGGACGTCCCAAGGGAACTATCAATAAGATATCAGCCTCAGCAATCTTAGAGGCTATTGATGATACTTTAGGTATTCCCTTTCAGGTTCAACTTGCTTTAAACTACCAACGAGCAATTTACGGTGATGATCCTGGACTAACCGCACGATATGATCAATTCATATTGAATAAGGTAGTTGCCGATAAGGTGGACATAACTTCTAATGGACAAAGCATTACTCCTATTATAGAAATGACTACTGCTGAAATACCAGACTATATCACCGTAGAACATAAGGAAGTCAATGTCCAAGAGATCACTGCTAAAAACCTATAAAGCCACTGTGGTATCAAAAACGGGTAATCCCTTGACATTCCACTTTAAAGCATTATCTTTGGAAGATGCTATAGAAAAATGCATGCGAAGTCCCATAGCCAAACTAGGTGAAGTCACAGTTAAACTAGATGAATAGGTATAAAAAAAATGATAGATAAAAAATATAATTTAATCTATGCTGATCCACCGTGGCATTATGCGGCTAGAAATACTAAGACTACATTTGGAGGCGGAGTTACAGACAAATATCCCACAATGAAATTAGAAGAGATCTGTTCTATACCCGTTCAAGAGTGGATAGAAGATGATGCTATTCTTTTATTATGGACCACAATGCCTTATCTTATGAGAGCCAACCAAGTTATAGAAGCATGGGGATTTGAATATATAACCACTGCCTTTACTTGGGTTAAAACTAATTCTCGTGCAGGTACGGTATTCAAAGGTGTTGGTAATTATACCAAACACAATGCTGAATTATGTTTATTAGCCAAACGTGGTAAAGGATTAAAAAGAGAAGCCAGAGATATAGCACAAATTGTTATGAGTCCTCTTAGAGAACATTCACGCAAACCTGATGAGGTAAGAGAGAATATTGTCAAATTATTTGGCGATGTTCCTAGATTAGAAATGTTTGCTAGAACCATTACCCCAGGTTGGGATGTATGGGGCAATCAAACAAATATGTTTTAACTTTAAAAATATAACAAATAAGAATGACCAATAGACATAAACTAACACTTTACGGTGCCCAGAAAGAAGTATGGGACGCTATGATGAGCGATAAGAACGCTTGTCTAGTTCTACCTATTGGTTCTGGTAAGAGTTTCCTAGCCTCGTGGATGTTGTGTGTGGCGGCAACTACCCCTTCTATACACAAGGGCCGTGACATCCTCTATGTAGCACCTACAGCACCTATGGTCAAACGTATCATATGGAAAGACCTTAAAGAACGCTGTATAGCACTTTGGGGCCTAGAGGATGAAAAGCATATCAACAATTCCTCATATACAATCACCTTCCCCAATGGTATTCGTATATTCTGCCTATCAGCGGAAACAGGCCTAAAAGGTATCAACGCATCATTAATCATAGCGGATGAAGCGGCAGAGTTTTCAGAAGAATCACTACAAGAATTATCCAACAGAACACGCCCATCACCCGGTGAGGTAGATGCCCAAGGTCGTATGATATTGATCTCAACCCCGGAAGGTAAGAACGCATTTTGGGATATCTATCAGTTTGCCCTAGCCAATCCAAGCAAATGGTTAACCTTGCATAAGACTTGGGATCAAATGCGAGTCCAACCTATCTCTTGGGTAGAGGATCAACGAAAACTCCTATCACCCTTAAAATTTGAAAAGGATTTGAACTGTAACTTTGGACAAGTCACTGATGCGTTTTACTACACTTGGCGTAGAGAGTTTATTAAACCTACAATGGATCGCGGTAAGGATCTTTATTACTTTGGTGACTTTAATAAAAAACGAATGAGTGGTATCATAGCACAGGTTACAGGAGAGATTCGTTCACCATCCTGTAAGATAGAAATCCTAAAGTCCTATGCTATCCCAGACTGCGGCACTGATGGTATTGCCCAACAGATACGTGCTGACTATCCACAAAGAACAATATGGGCTATCATTGACCGTTCAGGTAGTCACGTTAATAGAGATACTACAAGTGTATTTGGTGTTACTGACCAAACTATTTTAGAATCATATGGATTCCGTATGATGAATACTGCCAAGGGTAATCCTTTGATTGCGGACACTGACAACTCTAGTAATGCTTTTATCAATCAGGGTAGACTCATAGTACCAGAAACAGAAACATTATTATTAGATTCTCTAGAAACATTTCATTATGAAGATGCGGCTCGTAAGACCTTGGTGAAATATAAAGACGCCAAATATATGCACATAGATGGTCTAGGCGACGCACTTCGTTATGGTATTCATTATCTAGCACCTATGACACATGATGTATCAGGAATGCCAGAATACCTAGATGGTGTTAATGATTTCTATCTGGCTCCAGGGCACAGTTACCTAACAGAGAATAGTGTTAGAACACGCTTACCAGATGGTAGTCCCACAATAGAATATCTAGTCAAACAAATGGAAAAGGCTGCCTGGGGAGATGACGAAAGTTGGACCTAAATAGCCAATTTAAACAAGATTTACTCCAATCTTGTTAAATAAACTAGATATCAATACAACCTAGGAACCAGTATCTATGGCACTAACAATACGCCAACTTACGGCACCATCACACCTTATGCAAACGATACAGCCACAAATGCAGGCTTATCGTGCTGGATATGAAAATGGACCGGCGTTTAAAAACCTTACACTGATCAAGCGTCCATCAGAAGACGCGGCATTATTCCGTGACAAACTGTTAAACGTAGCAGTAATGCCAATTTGTAAAGCAATCGTTGACGAAATAGTTGATGTAGTATATGAAGAAGAGCCAACTCGCCATCCCGCATTCCTTAGCCGCTTTAATAATGTAGATATGGGAATCCCAGATTGGTATGAAAGCCTGGTCGTAGATGCTGACCTAAATGGTAATACTTTTACCGCAGTAATGGAACAGGCCTGTGCTATGGCAGGTGTTGAGGGATGGTCGTGGATATTTGTGGATCTACCCGCTGAAGTTAATAAGAACAATCGCCCATATCTATCAACCTGTTCAGCAGAGCATGTGATTGATTGGCAAATATGGACAGAGTATGGCCGTGATTACCTTGAGTACTTAAAGGTTATAGAATATCAAGATGCTGACTGTACTATATATAAAGTTTGGTATGCTGGTGATGCCAAGAATCCTACATACTGCGAACGCTATGTAGTCAAAGAAGAACATATGGTTAATCAAGAGAACTTGATTGAACCTACAGAAACCTATACACTACCCTTGGGCTTGCCCATCCCCGCAATACAAGTTCTAGCACGTCAGGATCAACGTCGTTCAGACCTAGGAGTAAGCGACCTACAAGAAGCAGTTGATGTTCAACGTGAAATGTTTAAACTAGAATGTGAAGCATATGACTCTATTCGCTTTTCTAAGCCTATGATTCGTGCTGCCGCTGGTGTTCGTATCCCAGCAGGCGGGGGTGGTATTGTTCGTGCTGACAAAGATCAGATGGAAGTGTTTCAAATTCCAGTACAAGATATTGCTGAGATCCGCGCACAACAACAATCACTTATTGATCGCCTAGATGCCTTTACAGGACGTGGCTCACTAAGAACTACTTTCCAACGTTCAGCATCAACAGGCATCGCCATAGTAGAAGAACGCCGTGCACTTCATCGTAAGGCCAGTCAACGTGCTCGCCGTATGGAAGCCGCTGAAGAATTAGTATTAAGTTTAGCCGCAGCCTTTATGGATCTACGTTGGGTTGGTAATATTCAATATTCAACAGACTATGAAGACAAGGATCTACAGTTCCGTATGGCACTACTACAAACTGCTTCACAGTTAAGTGGTTCTAATGCCCTAGTACAAGAAATCATAGACAAAGAAGTAATCAAGATGATTACTCCACCAGATGAAACAGCCGCTTATCTAGCCAAACTAGGTATGAACGTGGCTAAACCACAATCCAATACTACAGATTGGTTGGCTGATGATAATCAATCTAGTCTAGTCAAATTGAAAGAATCAGAAGACATCTTTAATTCAGAAATACAAGATAAGGGTGTTACTACGAATGACCCATTAGCAAGACAACTTGTTATGTTAGGAGTAGGACGATAAGAATTCGTGGATCAGCGTCCCACGTTAAAGACGCCACTGGGGTAGACCCCCTTAAACTCTAAAAGGAAAATTCAGAAATGGATCGTAATACAAATGCGGTGACCCCGAACAGTCAACCAGTTGATAGTAGTAATGATATTATTGACAATTCAGTTGCTCCACAAGGACCTAATTTAGGTGCTATTCGTAAGAGTGGACAACAAGAAGTTTTGCAGGCACTCAGTAAAGCCGCTGGCATCGATTTCTCTAAACCGAAAGATGCTGTCAAATTTATTGAACAGTTTGCTAAACAAAAAGCCGGTGATTCCGTACCATCCAAAGAAGTAAAATCTAGTAAGGTTGGTGGAGAACTAGCCGAATTGCGTCAGATGATTCAAGGCCTACAAGGGCAGTTGGAACAGAAAGATCGTGCAGTTCGTCAAACTACTCTACAGAGCCAAATTAAAGAAACTGCTATCCGCAGTGGATTTGATGCAAATATGCTAGACATAGCCACAAACTTATTTGAGTCTAATATTGACTATGATGAGACTGGCAACTACTTTGTAAAGGGTGCAAATGGTTCTGTGAAATTGGATGCCAAAGGTAATCCATATACACTAGAACAACTAGCACAAGATATATTGAGAAGTAGACCCAAGTTAGCCGCAGATGAAGGACGCTCAGGAACTGGAAGCCGTTTTGGCCAAGGTGTATTGCGTGATTCTAATGATATTCCGGACGCATCACAAGACCTAGAAGGTTGGAAGAAGTGGAAAGAACAAAATGGCATCGGTGGACGTAACCTTAAAGGTCTTAGTGTCTCAATGAACAAACCAATTGTATAAGACAAATTAAAAGGAAACTATTATGTCATATTTTATCGGTGGATCATCTGGTGAATCAAACGCATTTGAAAAAACTATCCAGAACTCCGCAATTCAAGTGCTCCACGAGAGCCAAGGCCTAGTCAACATGACTAATGTTGTTATGCCTAATCAGGGTAACACATACAAGGTGCCACACATGGCTCCGATCTCTTACGGTGACTATACTGACCAAAGTTCTAACCCAACTTACTCATCTAGCACCTCTACTAACCTAGAACAAACTGCTCAAATCACTGCTAAAGAAGTTGTTGCAACTCCAGCAGTAGCGATGACAGCATTCAGTAAGTTCTTAGGTTGGACAACAGCATTCGACTTAGCCGCAAACTTAGGAACAGAATTGGGCCTATCATTTGCTGAGAAAGTTGATCAACGTGTAACAAACGCATTCGTTGGTAACCCACAGAACGTTACAACAGGCGATATCAGCACTGCTGGTTTCAAATCAACACAAGGTGCTACTTACTATGGCACAGGTCCTAACCAACAAGCCGGCGTAACAGACGGTTTTGCTCGTGTATCAGAAATGGGTCAGCAAGGTTATGTTCCACAATCTGTATCTACTGCTACTTTCACTGCAGGCTATGACAATGCTAACACAATCTCTGGATTGGTTCGTAACATTATCAAGCGTTGGAGAGAAGCACGTAACCCAGGTCGTCCAACTATCATCCTAGGACCATCAGAAGAGCAACAGTTATTGACTGAACTAACAGGTGGTGCGGTTTACCACGCTGGTGTTCAATCTGGTCAAGCATCAGTTAACGCTGGTTTAACAGCACTAGGTGATGAGTTATTGGCTACAGGTATGTTGCGTAACCTATATGGTTGCACAGTTGTATTCTCAACATTCCTACAAACTGGTATTACTCGTACAGTTGATGGTGTTTCATCTACAGCACACATTGGTGCCGCTATTGGTCCTCAGGCTATTACTACTGTAATGGTTAAAGGTCTTGATATCTCCATGGGTGACAAAGATGGTGGATTACAAACTTGGATCACAGGTCTAGGCTACTTCGGCGCTGGTGTAACATCACGTGCTCGTGGTTTAGAAATCGCATTGGTAGATTCACAACCTTAATCGTTAGGGGCTTAATAACCCCTTGCATGGAGAACAAATATGGCAATAACCAGTTTCTTAAATTATACCGATGCTTCCTTACAGTACGGTGGCGCTAACAAGATCTCTAACGCAACTCCACAAGATGTTGCGTTTTATGATCGTGCGGCCTATCGTCGTATGGAGCAGATATTCGGTGGTAATCAAGATGATGAAATAGTTTACACATTGTTCCCTAAGGCTTCAATCGAAATGATGAACATGTTTGAATTTGGATGGTGGCCCCTTTATGTAGAGCGTACCCTAGGTGCGTTCTATTATAAGCAAAGCCAAACAACAGGTCAAACAGTGACAGCATTTACACCGACTAAATTGGTCAAGCAGAATCAAACATTGATGCAGTTGGAAGTTTATAAGACAGTAGAAATATTTTACTCGACGATAGTAACTGATAACTCAAACATCAATGAAAAGGATGCTGCCAACCATCAATTTGCTCGTAAACGTTTTGAAGAAGAATGGGAAAAGGCTATTCAGGAAAGTTATTTCTATGATCTAAGAGGATTTGGAGAGATCGGTATATATCAGCAAGCCTGGTTATCCGATGTCAACTTCTTCGAAGGTGATAGGAGATATTTCTAATGCCAACATTTACACTAGAACAGGTTCAATCAACGCTTGCAGGTTATCTACAGGCCACGACAGGAACAACACATATTGAAGTTTTCTTTAACTTCCCATCAGACGAGAATAAAATCTCAGAAGGTGTGTATGTGGCTCAAGTGTATCAGGCAGATAGAATGAAGAATAGTAATGGTATCACCCCAGGTGGTCACGTTTATAACATATTGGATCGCATTGAAATGTACATAGTATCGCAACAAGATAACCCATATATGGCGAATCAACTTGCGATATTCCCCAAATTCATTGACGATCCACTATTCAGTTCAAACGGATACTTCCTAAGGGAACATACCATACAACAGCAATATGTGAAAAACTCACAGCGTTATCGCATTATATTTGATTTAACACGATTACAAGTCATATAAAAAAGGAAAATAAAAATGGCAAACATTAACGTATCAGCACCAAGTGACTTCGTTCAATTGTTCATTTCTACTACTACCAATGTAAACACAACAACTTCTGTATCCGCTAGTACATCAACAGGTATTATGTTGATCCCAGCACTACAAGATGTTACCGTTACTAATAATAACGGCGTGTTCCGTTGGAAGCAGTTGGATGAATTGGGACAAAAAGTCGCAGTAACACCAGCAACAAACTCTATCAACTTAACAGTTGTTTTAGATCCAGTATCATTCTATGGTTTAACAGGTGCAGACGCTCCTGCCAAAGCCACAGACATGGGTCTATTCAATCTAAGCAATGATAAGACTCGCGTTTACTTCAAGTTATATTGGGGTGGAAGCGGCAACAATGAAGCAGTATATGGTTCAGCGTTCCTATCAGGTCTAGCACCTAAGGTAACTCCAGATCAACCAGTATGGATCTCACCATTGGTCCTTGAGGTTGATGGCCGTTATACAGCATCAGCAGCCTAATTTAATTTAGGTTAAAAGGTGGGGATAATCTTTGGGTTATCCTCTTCTCTTATTAAATACTCAACAAGGATATACAGATATGATATTTGATGATTATTCATTACCAGACTTGGTAGCGAGTTTAGAAGGCGAAGTAGCCAAGTGCATTAGTGAAATACGCCACGCACAGGCTGACCTAGATAAAGCAGAGAATCGTCAGAAATTTATTCTAGCCTTGTTGCATCACATTAAACACAGATATGGAGATATATAATGAAATTAAAAGATCTAGCAAAAACCCCCGAACTAATTAAAATCACTATCGACGATGCTGAAATCGTTGAACAGTATGGCGAAGCATTAGACTTCTATGCCATGGACCGTCAACCTATGGAAACTTTCTTGAAGTTTGCCGCAGGTGATCAAGGCGATCAAGGTCAAATGGCCAACATATTAAAAGAAATGATTTTAGATGAAGAGGGTAAACCAGTTATCAATGAAGGTTATATGTTGCCTAGTAAGGTAATGTTAGCCGCGTTTGCCAAACTGGTAGAACAGTTGGGAAAGTAACAGGCGGGGAGTACAAGGAAGGTAGTCCCGAAATTTATGTGGCAGTGACCCTAGACCGTATAGGTGAGCGTTATGGTTTATTGCCCAGTGAAGTGTTAGCCCGTGCCACAACATTGGACATTGCCGTAATGGATGTTTCAATAAGTTATGAACAAATGCGTTCAGACAAAAAGCAAGGCAAAACACCTAACATGAAAGAAGAGGATATGCTGGCCATACTTGAAAAGGCCAAAGGAGCGAGGTAATGGGTACAGTGGATATGAAGTTAGACTTTAGCAAGTTGACTACTAAATTAAATGATCTTAAAAAGGTTAGAGATCAAGCCATGCCTTTGATCTACGCTGAATTCAAAAAGGATACTCCGGTAGATAAAGGTAATGCTCGCGCCAATACTACCTACCACGCCAATATTATAGAAGCAAAATATCCATATGCCAGTGTCTTAGATGCTGGACGTGGATATCGTGATGGACAAATGCGTGGTAGTGAACAAGCACCAAAAGGTATGAGCGAGCCTACTAAAGAATTTGCCAAGAAATTATTACCACAACTAATTAAGAAAATTGGAGCAAAATAATGGCTGATATCAGCATAACACTAACCCTCGACGATACACAATATACAGCCAACCTTAAAAAGATTGATACCAATACTCAAGCGTTTGGTACCAATACCAAGAAGACTATGACTGAATCCACCAATGCGGTCAATATGTTTACTGAAAGTCTTAAGAAATCAGGTGAACAGATTACTGGTATGGGTGAAAAGTTTAAAACACTTAATGACGGAGCCAAGAGTCTTGTAGAAGGATTAGTTGGATTAAGTGTTATAGAATTTGGTAAGAAGTTATTGGAAGGTGCTGAAAACACAGTTCATTTGGCCAATGCCTTTGGAATGACTGTAGAAAAAACAATGGAACTACAGGCTGCATTTGCCAGGGCTGGTATAGATAGTGATAAGGCTGGTCAGGCCTTGAGCAAAATGGCACAGGCAGTAGATATGGTTCGTCAAGGAACGCCTGCCGCCATAGCCTCATTTGATAAGTTAGGAATATCTACTCAATTCTTACAACAGAATCAAAATAATTTACCAGCCATATTACAGGCTATTAGTAAATCAATGTCAGAAGGTGCAGTTACTACAGAAAAATTAGCCGCTGTAAGAACTATACTAGGTCGTGCAATGGCGGCTAAAGATATAGGCGAATTAGCCGAGAGTATGGATGAATATAGTGGTAAGATGACTGCTGCCGCCAAAACTACTCAAGACCTTGCCACTATACAAAAACAATTTATTAAATCAGCAAATGATATTAAAGTAGCCTTCCTTGAGATTATTGGACCATTGGCTGCATTCTTTGCTGAATTTAAATCTAATAGTGACCGCGCTCGATATGCGGCTGAATTATTAGCCGCCGCAATTATGGGAATAGTAAGTGTTGCGGTTATTAAAGGATTCCAAACTTTATATACACAATTACAAAGCATAGTAACTGCCTTTGTGGCTAATATGACAGCGGCCGCTTCATATACTACCACAGTAAATGCCGCCACTCTAGCCACAGCAGAATTAGCAGTGGCCAATGCTAGATTAGAATATCAACAAGCCCTAACCACAGCCAATATGTATGGCACTGTTGCGGCAACAAGAACATTAACAGGCGCAAAGAGACAATTAGCCGCCGCGGAAGCCGCTTTGGCCACAGCCACAGAAGTTACCACAGGAGTTATGATAGTACAGGCAGGTATTTTTACTAGATTTGCAACCTTCCTAGGTGAATTAATAGCGGGAGTCAAGGGTGCTACTACTGCAATGGCAGGATTAAGGGCAGGAGCAATAGCCTTAAGTGAAGGCGCCGCTGCCATAGGTGCTACCATAGTAGCCTTTATAACAGGAGTAGGAGAATTAGCCTTAGGTGCCGCCGCAGTAACCGCAGCCATAGTTGGTATAGGTGCCGCAGTTGGAAAAGCATTTGGTGTTGATCCAGTATTATATTTCACCACTCAAATTAAATCCTTAATAGATACAGTATTGCCAGATCTTGGCAAAGGATTAGATTGGCTTAATGAAAAATTAGGTGGCAAGCCCGCTACAAAACCATTTACTGGTGATATGAGTGACCAAAATAGTCGCCGTCAAGAAAGTGAAGCCGCGGCGGCCAAACGAGCAGAAGATAATGCTAAATTCTTAAATCAATCAGCAGCCGCAGTATTAGGTCTCCGTCAACAGATGGATACAATGAAATTGAATAATGATTTAGCCGCGGCTCGTGTAGCATTAGAATTAAATCTAGTTGGCGCTACTAATGAAACTAAAGCCGCCGCAGAACGTGCATTTGAATTTCAATCTACCAAGGCCAAAGAAGTCCTACGCCTACAACAAGAAATTGCTAAAATGCAAACTCAAGCGGCCAATGAAGATGCCGGTGCTATAAAATATGGTGGACAGATAGCCGCTCTACAACAACAATTAAAATTTGTCTTAAATCAGAAAGATGCGGTTGGTGATTTAGCATCACAATTAGCCAAAGCCAAAGATGAACAAGAACTTAATTTATTCTATCTCAAAGAAAGTGCTGATGTTACTAAAAATGTAGCCTTAATACATCAACAGATTAAAGAGTTGACAATGACAACTCAACAAAAGATGGAGGCAGCCTATGTTAAACCTATGGAAGAAGCCATTAAGAAGGCTACTGATCTAGAAGAAAAAATCAAAGGTAGTAAATTAACTGAAACTGAAATTGCCGCAGTAACCGCAAAAATAACTGCTGAATATCAACGTCAAATACAGGCACAGAAAGATCTAGCAGTAGCCCAACACTCGTTTGGCACTGGATTCCAAGAGGCCTTTAACAAATTCGTAGATTCAGCCACAGATGCCGCTACCGTAGGTAAAGATGTATTCAATGTTATGGCTAATAGTATGACCTCGGCCATAGACACATTCGTTACCTCAGGCAAGTTCAGTTTCGGTGATTTCGCTCGCAGTGTCATAATGGATCTAGAAAAGATCCTATTGAAAGCCGCCCTGGTACAGACACTACAGACAGGTATGAGTGCTATGGGAATATCAACTGCCAGCATAGGTGGATTGGGTGCCAGCCTAGGTAGTCTATTAGGATTTGGTGGAGGTTCAGCAGGTACAGGAGGTGGCGGAGCCATATCAGATGCCGGTATTGGTGGTGGCGGAATAGTTATGGCAGCGGGTGGCGGAGATGTAGGGTATGGACAGATGGCCATCGTTGGTGAACAAGGTCCAGAACTTATCCGTGGTCCAGCATCAGTAAGTAATGCCAGTCAAACTGCATCCATGATGGGTGGGGGTGGTGACACACATTTTCATAACTATAACATACAAGCAGTTGATGCCAAATCCGTGGCTCAGTTGTTCTATGAGAATCGCCAGACGATGTTTGGTATGACAGAACAGGCACGCAGAGAGTTGCCAATGAGAGTGAGATCATAATGGGAATACAGACGATAATCAATATGGCTGAGACCATAGAAATAGATCGCCGCAGGGTGATGAGTGTGCAATACAGTCGCAGTGAAGTGGTAAAGGTGACAGAAACAGTGACTCGCAACACTTGGAAGTTTAACCTTACCGTACCGGCTATGTTGGAGTATAGCCAATATAGAGGGCTGATAGAAGACATAGATCGCCTGGACAGCAGATATCCAGAAGTGGTATCTTTCTCCGCCAATCCCAATCTCAGTTATATGTTTGCCTATCAAGG